TGCCTGGAAGAATAAGGACAAAGGGTTGTTCATCACAATATGCAGGAAGACATTTCCTTCATTGAGAGCATCAGCAATGAGAGACTTCTTTCAGATATTAGAGAAGGAGAATCTCTATCTTCCACACAACCACAACAAGACACAACACATCTATGAACTATATGGGAACACATTTGAATTCATATCCACTGACCAACCACAAAAGGTGAGAGGAAGAAAGAGAGAAGTCCTCTTCATGAATGAAGCAAATGAATTCACCTTTGAGGACTACACACAACTTGCAATGAGAACAACTTTCAAAATCATATTGGACTACAATCCATCAGATGAATTTCATTGGATTTATGACAAAGTAGTTCCAAGAGAGGATGCAGATTTCTTCACATCAACCTATTTGGACAATCCATTTTTGGAGAAAGCAGTAGTTGAAGAGATTGAGAAGTTGAAAGAATTGGATGCAAACTATTGGAGAATCTATGGACTTGGACAGAGGGGAGTTGGTGAATCAACAATCTACACTCATTGGAAATTTGGAGAAAGGATTCCAAAGACTTATGACGAAATCATCTATGGAATTGACTTTGGATATAATGCTCCAACAGGAATGGTGAAAGTCTATATCAAGGACAATCAATGTTTTGTTCAGGAGGTTCTTTATAAAAGACACATGACAACAACTGATTTGATTCAGGAGATGGAGAAGATTGTGGAGAATAAGACAAAGACTATTTTTGGAGATAGTGCAGAACCAAAGACAATCACTGAGATTGCAAGAGCAGGATTCAACATCAAGTCCTCAGACAAATCAGTGAAGAAAGGAATTGACAAATTGAAGAGTTTGGTTTTGGTAATAGACAAAAAGAGTGTGAATCTTTTGAAGGAGTTAAAATCATATAGATGGAAACAAGATAAGGATGGAAGGACTTTGGATGAACCTGTGAAAATCAATGACCACTTGATTGATGCAATGAGATATGCAATATTCACTCACTTGAAGTCAGACAACAAAATCACCTATTGGGAATGAAACCATCACCACACATCCACTTTTGCCTTGCAAATCACAATTGGAATGTTTTATTTTTGCAAAATATGAACATGAAAGTCCTGAACAAAAGACATGGAGATTTGCTGAGTAAATATGTGAACTTTTTACTTGGAGAGGCATTTCATATGACAGAAGATGACAATGACAAGTTCACTGAGTTCAACAAATTAGTCAAAGGAATCATCAAACAATCTGACTATTTCACAGAAGGAGAGGACATGGAGAGCATTCATGAATGGATGCTTATGACACCAAACCTTCTCTTTCATTCTTTCAATGGTTTTTGTGTTGGAGTTGGAGCAGACTCTCATGTTTGCTCAGAAGAATTGATGGCAAGGACATTGACAATCTTGAATTCATTATCTAAGATGTCAACAAAAACAGAATCAAAAACCAAATTCATCAACTATGTTAGAGATTAAATATGCAAACAAAAAGAAAGAAGTTTTTTCAGAATGGTCTGAATTGACAATCAAAGAATTTCATGGACTCTATCAAATCATGCACAGATATGAAGATGTGGATTTGGATGGAGATACCTCTCAGAAACTTCTGTTCATGAGAGACTATGTTTCTTATTTGCTGAAAGAACCAATTGAATATGTTGATTTGATGAATCCCAAAGATGTGGAACAACTTGTTGCAGGAACTCAGAATCTTTTGACTGATTTCAAACACAAAGAATTGAGAAGGTTCACTTTTGAAGGAGAAACATATTTCTTTCCAACCAACAACATGAGAGCATCTACTTTTGGAGAATTCATTGAAACCTCTGCACTTGATACAAGCACAAAGTTTTTGGAGAATGGAAAGTTTGATGTAGTTGCAGAACAGATGGCAAGGATTTGCAAGAGAGCAGATGAACTTGAAGTCTATTTGGAAGAAGAAGTTGTGAAGGAAAGAGCAGAGAAATTCCTGAATTTGCCAATGGACATTGTTTGGGAGTTCTGTTTTTTTTTGCTCAGACAACAAAGCGTTTTGGCAAGGATTTTCCAAACCTATGGGGAGGAACAACAGGAAGTATTGAATCCAAAAGAGCAGGAAAAATCTTAGAACCTTATGGATGGCTGAATTCTCTATATAGAGTTGCAGAGAAAGGAGTGTTCACTCTTCCAAAGATAGACCCAATTGAGAGTGTCAAAAGAACAGGAGTGTTGAAAGTCTTCACATATTTGAGTTGGACAAATGCAGTGCAGGATTGTGAGAACCACTATCATGAAATCATGTCTCAAAAAAGAAATAAGAAATAAAAATAAAATATAAAAATGGCAACCTTCAATCTGAACAATTTGAGAACAACCATGCAGAATGCATGGCAATATGGAGACATCATCTTTGGAGAGACTTCAGACATCAATGAAAATCATGACAACATCTATCCTCTTTGTTTGGTGAGACCTCCTTCTTCCAAAATGGAAACCATCTATGAAGGATGGGAAGACTATTCATATGAAGTCTATTTTGTGGAGTTATGGAAGAAAGAAAATAGAGATGCATCAACCATGTCTTTGCATTGGGACAACACTCAAAGAATTGCAAATGAATGGTTGGACAATGTGTTGAACACATATGACAATGAAGATTTGATTCTTGACCCTGAGTCTTTGGAGATTGAAAGAATTCAAGAGTTCACCAATGATAGATTGATTGCAATAAAATTCTCCTTTACACTTCAAGCATTCAGAACTTGTTTCAATCCAAAAGAATTCTATGTGGATTCATATTATAGCAATGACACTGTTGATATATGTGTTCAAGAGGCAGATGGAGGAGGATGTGATGTAGAAATCAGCATTCCTCAATGTTGCAGGGCATGGGTTCGTTCTGATGGATGGAAACAGATTTCATTTGATGAGACACTCTACAACATCATGCAGTTCACTGACATGAGTTCCTTCAATGGATATATTCATCCAGGAATTCCTCCCTTTGACACTTCCTCTCATAATTTCAGGGTATGGAATGGAGTTGGAAAGGCAACCCCAAACAACAAAGCACTTTTGGAATCCAATGTTTCTCAGGCAAACAATATTCATTATGCAGACACTCTCACAAATATATCTGATGCAAACCCTTTGACTCCAAGAACTTGTCAATATATGAATGCAGATGGAGTGTCTCTCACAAACCCTTCACAAAATCAATATGGTATTTTGAACACATATGATTGGACAATTGCATTGGTTTTCACTTTGGATACTCTTTTGGGAGACCAAGATATGAGATATTTCAGCACATATGGACTTGATGTGATGCCACTCACCAACTCTGAAGATTTGGATATCTACAATGACACAGGAACATTTGCAATTGATTTTGGAGGAGTGAATATGGGAGCAATAGCTTTCACAAATTATTATCCAACAATATACACCGATACAGATAAAACTGTTGCAATGATTGTTTCATATAACTCTACTGCTGATGTATTGAAATTCTCTGCTCCAAATGAGACTGCTCCAACAATCACAGGAATCTTGGGAACAACTGCTGACAAGATTTGGGGACTCAAACAACACAATCTCTTCTTCAAATTGGGAGCAGATGAAGGAGTTTCAAATCACTACAAAGGAAAGTTCTATGAAGCAGTTTTCTACAACTATGATTTATTCTCTGCAACAGACCTTCATGCAAACAAAACAAGAAATCCATCTCAATTTCAAGGACAAGAAGTCATCAATTCTCTTGGAGATAAGTATGGAATAAACCCTTAAAAAAATAAACAATGGGACAAACACTAAACGGAACACCAACCTTCAACATTCATCCAGGAGGCACAAGACAAGGATTCACAAAGACAGATGGCTACTATCCACAATCAGCAGGAGAACCAATCATTGTTTCAGTGAAAGTCAGTGGAGACAAAATGACTCACATTCCAGGTTCTCCAGGAGATATTGTGAATGTGATTTTCAAAGTATTTGGACACACAATATATGGAGACATCAGTTCTGCCTATCAAAACAATCTCATGTTGGCAGAATGTTCTAAGTCTGTTGATATTGTGTATGAAAATTATGACAATCAATACTATGTTGATTGGGGAAGTGCAACATCAGGAGACATCACTCAAAAGACTTTCACATTGGACATTGCTCCTTTCATTAGACCAAAACTTTCCTATTCTCTTGTGCCTTGTGGAAGAGGTTCATACAATCAATGGATAAAAGATGGACAAGGATGGGGAGGACTCACAGGAACATATGACAGGAGCATCTACACTCCAATGGCACAAGTTTGGCTTTTAGTTTCTATTCAAGCAGAATTTCAAGTCTTGGATTCCAATGGGGAACTCACTATGGCAACAACAACATCAGGTTCTTCAACAACAAAAAAATTGAGGACAAGTCAGTCAAACAATATCACAGGAGGATACACAGGATATCAATTCATTGCAATCAATTCAGTGAGACAATGGGGGCAAAAACAAAACTTGCAATCAATGGAATGCAGACTCACTGGAGGAACTTCAAATGCTTGGTTCATGTCTGATTGTCCAAACTCTTCAACCACAGGAGGAACAACTCCTGATGTCAAAATGAAACCAATGGTAGTTGAAGAAGATTCTGAATATCTGTATTTCTATTTGAATCAGGTTCTCAGGTCAGACCAAGAACAAGACTATTTCTCAGGGGGCAACTTTGATTCACAAGTGTGGAATGTGTTTTTCTTAGTAGAACATAGAAAAGGAGGAGTCACATATGAGAAACAATTGGACACAGATGATGATGTGTTTGCATATTCTGTTGGCTACAACAACCCGAATTGGACAAGTGCAGGAGACTATGGAGGAAACTACTATTCATGCAGACAATGGTTCAGACAATGTCTTGCACAAAATGTTTCTCCTGCTTGGATAAATTCCAATGGAGGAACAATTCCAACAGGTTCTCCTGCATGGTCAAATATTGACAACACTTCTGATTGGTGGAGAGTTTCTGTTCAATGGCAGAACTCAGAAAATTCAGGAGGAACAACAGGAGGAAGTTGCTCAAATTCAGGAACAAACTATTCAAGCAATTGCATTGCAGGAGCAGGAGTGTGGACTCCAAATCAATTCAGGAGGACTGAATATAGGTATTTCAAACCAAATGCACTTCCTGAACCTCCTGCCTTTCCCTATACAAGAGTCCATTGGTTGAATGATTTGGGAGGCATTGATTCATATACTTTCACAAAGAACAAAACATCTTCTCTTGAAAGAAGTATTTCAACATATGAGAGAAGACCAAACAATCCACTTTATCAAATTGACCAACAAGCATTTGGCTCAATGACTTTTGGATGGGATGAAAACATCAATCTCTATGAATATTCTGTGAACAACAGAGGAGAACAATATCAAACTGAACAGGAAATCTTGGAGATTCAAATGAGAGCAAAGCACACTTGTTTTTCAGAACCTTTGACTCATGTAGATGCAGAATGGTTGAAGGGACTCTTCAGAAGTCCAAATGTTTGGATTCAAAAGACACAAGACACTGATGTTTTGGGTGGTTCAAACCATCACAACACAAGAGGAGAATTTGCTGAATATGTGAATTCTTGGTGGCATCCTTCTGAGAATGACTATTTTCCAATCATTGTCACCAATTCTGAAATCATCACAATGGATGAAGAACAAGGACTCATTCAGATTCAACTTGAATATCAAGATGGAGTGAGTCAAAAAAGTCAATCCAACTAATATGAAAAAAGTAGAAATTGAAATTCTTTCCTATGAAGAAGAATCTCTTCTGAACACAACAACCACAACCACAGGAAATCAGTTTGTTTACAATTATGATTTCAATTCCAATCCATTTGGAGCAGTGGTTCAAGGTTCAGACGATGGAGAAGTGATGAAATCAAACCATGCAATGCAAAATGTTTGGAGAGGATTTTGGACTGATGGTTCAGGATATTACAATGGAATTCCTGAATTTGCTCCTTTTAGAAATGCAAACAACAAGGCAGAATTTTCCACATATGACACCACACTGAATCAATGGGGACTCTCTTCCATCTATCAAAAAATCACAGGACTCACAATTGGGAACACTTATGTTGTGAAAGTTGATGTTGATTCTGTTCCTCCTGGAGTGATTCTTTCAAATTGTTTCATCTCAGTAGGTATTTGGAACACCGCAGGAACTATGAATGTCAACTGCATCACACAAAACAATGCAGTCAATATTTGTGAAGTTGGAGTGAATGCAGGAAACAATGAAGAAGGATGGGGAGGAGGAACATCAAATCCTATCATCATCACCACAGGAGTTCTATCATATACTTTTGTCGCACAACACACAAGTGGAATTTTGAGTGTTGGAGTGTCTGCACAGAATACCAATATTGGAAGTTCTCTTGTCCTAAATAGCATTGAAGTTGGAACAACTACAACAACAACAACACAACATTGGGGACAGGATTTGAGCAAAGCACTTGTTGGAAAATTAGACTTGACAGATTCAGAAAACTTTCCTTTGGCAATGAGTTTTGCAGTTTCAGATGGAAAGAATTTGGAATCTATATTTGGAGACTATTCAAAGAGTTTTCAAGTTCCTGCAACTAAGAACAACCAAAAATTGTTGGGATTCATTGACAATCCAATCACTACTGACAGAAAGGAAGTGATTCAAAAACATCCATGCAGAGTGATTGTTGATGGAGTGGAAATGATGAATGGGAAATTGAAAGTGATTGGTTCTTCACAAAAGAGGAAAGCAGATTTCTATGAGTGTGTTTTCTATGGAGGAAATGCAGATTGGGGTTCTATGCTCAAAGACAGAAGAATGTGTGATGTGGAATTTGTTCTTGGAGATGGACTCACCAATCCTCTCAATACGGGGAGACTAAAATATGGATATATGTTCTTCCAGGCATCATGGGGAGCATCTTCAAGTTCCTCAGATATTGTCTATCCTCTTGTTTCATATGGAGACTTCTATCCAACAGGTTCAGGAGGATATGTCAATAGATGGGATGCAGGAGACCCTTCACAAGATTGGAGATATTGGGTATATGTGAGAAACACTTTGGAATATATTTTCAAGGCAACAGGATATAGAATTGAAAGCACATTCCTGAGTCAGTTATGGGTTGGAAAACTTATCTACAACTTGAATTGGGGAAGAAATGAAGTGGAGGCAATCAATGAACAATATTCATTGAGATATACGGGAACACCAGGTTCAGGTTCACTTTCAAATTTGACAATCACAACCACAGGACAAGACAACACATCCTTTCCATGTGGTTCATTGCCTTGCAATGATTGGAATCCTGAGACTCAATTTGCCTTCTCACCAGGCATTCAACTTCCAACAAGAGTCTCAGACACCTATTCTCAATATTCACAAGATGGATATTCAGGAGTTGCAGATGGAAAAATCACTATTGCAAAAGATGGACAAGCAAAATTCTCATGTAAATTCACATATTCAGGATGGTTTCCAATCATGAATTTCTTCTATCAAGGATATGCAATTGTGAGAATCAGAAAAAAAGATTTTGCAACAAGCATAACAACAACTATTGCAACCAACACTCCTGGATGGCATTGTTGGGGACAGATTTGTTCCACATCCTCAAACACTCAATGGAGTGAGTCATTGGAAAGTCTTTGGACTCCTGTGAATGTTGGAGACCAAATTTGGTTTGAGACTTCATGTGATGGAACTTGTGCGCCTGGATGTTCACACAACAATGGACAAGATTTTAGTTGGCTTTTGCTTGAAAGACATAGTGGAAATGAGGAGGCATCATTCATTCAAATGGACTTTGATGGGAGCAAAATCAGTATAGACAATGAACTGAATGTTGCTGACACTCTTCCTTGTGATATAACACAAAGCACTTTCCTGAAAGCAATTGCACATATGTTCAATCTGTATTTCTACACTGATGTTCAGAAAAAAATTGTTTATATTGAACCTTTCACTGAATTCTTCACAAGAACAAACACATTGAATTGGACTCCAAAAATAGATTGGTCAAAATCTATTGTTGACAAATATCAAATTGGACTCAAAAGAGAAATCCTGTTCAAATACAAGGATGATTCAAATGACAAATATTTGGAATATTTGAATGAGAAAGTTCTTCAAAGACCTGGATTCTATGAATATTATGAAGTCTTAGGAGACAAGTTCAATGAAGGATTGATGACATTTGAGAATCCTCTGTTTTGTCCAACAAGAGAAGAGTTTGACAAAGATTGTGGAGGAGCAGGAACAAATGATTCAGTGAGAATTCCTGTATATGAGAAAGAACCTGTTGCCTTTGGGACAGGCATGAGTCCCTTTCCTTTCAGGCCTGACAAAGCAGTTTTCAAACCCCACATTTTGTATTGGGATGGATTTGTTCAGGATGGTTCTGTGCAACAAGCAAACCACAAATGGTTCTATGAACATAGTGGAGGACTTCAAACATCTTCTTCAACCTATCCAAGAGCAGTTTTTGTGGACACTATGCAAACAAACACCTCTTTCACATCAAGAATCAATCTTTCCTACAATGATGAAGTCCACAATGATGGTTCTATCATGAAAGGACTCTTCACTTCTTATTGGAAAGACATGATTGAACAAAATAAACTCAATCCAAGAATCAGGAGTGTCTATATCAACCTGAAACTCACTGACATTTTGGGCATTGATATGTCTAAATTGGTCTATTTGGATGAATCATGGTGGAGAATCAACAAAATTGTTGACTTCAATCCTGCAAAAAATGAAACTACAAAAGTGGAATTGATGCAATGGTTTGATGTTGGAGGATTCAATCCACTCACAACAAATGCTCCTTCAGTGGAAGGACTTTCAAGCACATCTTCCATGAGACTCTCCAGGAATGTTCCTTCAAGGAATGAACTTGGAATGAATGAGAATGACATCTTGGAATTTGGCAGTGGAGGAGTCTTTGTGAGAGAAGAAGGAGAAAGAGGTTCACAAGCAATCCTTCCTGTTCTTATGCTTGACAGGAGTGGA